AAACCTCTCTCGGGTCTACATCCCACACGCTCGCTTGCAGGTGTTCCGTGTATGGGTGGTTTGTCCGGTGCATTAGGATTGCATCAGGGTCATGGTTGATCGCTATGGCGACAGGTCGCCCCGTCGCCAGTTCCATTCCCGTTGATGCACCGCCGCCCCCGGCGAAGTTATCCACTATGATCTCGTCAAGAAAATTGAGCTGGCTCCCGCCCCTCTTTTTCTCAAAATTCTTCATGGCTTATCTCCATTCGATAGCCTGCCCACACTGCCCGCAGAAGTTCTGCTCATTCCCGTCCTCATTGTGCAGGTATTCGCCGCTCCCGCAGCGGGGGCAGGCCATGATATTTTTATCGCCGTCAGGATAGGGGCGCAGCGGCACCAGTTTCCCCAGCGCATCCCGCCCCATCCGGCAAGCCTCATTTACAGCCTCCATGCCGTCGTAGTTCTCCCGATGTTCCGGGTCGAGAATTTCCCGTGCTCTTTCAACATTCATGCTTCATTTTCCCCTCTCTGATTAGCTCCACTTTCGCCTTGGTCAGCAGCCACGAATGGATGCACCGCTCGCAGGTTTCCTTAGTCGCATATACCCTGCGGCACTTGTCCACATCATCGTAACGGCAAAGTCCATCTGCCTGCATAATTTTCGCAGCAATCTTTACCGCCCGAGCTTCCACGGTTTCAGTTTTCATTTTCCGTTGTAACCTCCATCCCGTTCTGCTTTCTTTCTGTTGTAGACCACCACCATGGACGGGAATGGCGCAGGTGGGTAAACCATCCCATCTTCATCCTCAAACCGCAGCCGCCCTCGCACCCACCGGATTTCCGCGTGTCCCAGTATGTAGTTGTGAAAATAACTGGTGTCCGTTCTGGCCGGGATAAGCAGAACAATGGTGGCCCCGCTCTGCGCTTCCTCGTATGCTTTTCGCACCCACTTCCCAATCTCTCGTCCGTAAGGTGGATTACAGAACACAGCCCCCCCCGCAATATTCCACGGCTTTGTCAGCCCGTCATTTTCCGGGGTGTAAAATGCTGCACACTTTGCACTGGCTTCTGTCGCCGCTGCGTCCAATGCGAAATGAAATTCCTTGTCCAGTTCTGCAAAGAACTCCTTTGGTGTGCAGTAATCCATCTTCTTGGATGACAAAAGCGCTCCGTTCACTCCTCTCCATCCTCCATCCCGATCTGCTCCGCATCCGGCTCCTCGGTCTCCTGGGCCGCAAACTCTCCCCGCGCCTGCTCGCGGTAAAACTGCTCGGTGCATAGCGCCTGAAACTCCGACAGGTCTGCCAGATACTTTTCGGTCACAATCCGCACCGGCATGATCGCCGCCAGCACCTCGAACCCGTCATGCACCACCAAATACCGCTGGCCGCCCTCCATTTTTCTGACCGTGTACCTGATGTAGTCGCTTTCCTTGATCTGCTCCGCCAGGGGAGAGAGCATCGCCTCGCGGTAAAAGATCAGCTCACCATCATCCATGCTCCGGCGGCAATCGCACCAAAGCCCATCCGGCGCTGCCATCACTTTCAGTTTTTCGGTGTCCTGCTCGCCGTCCGCATAGTCAGAAAGGTTCATCCCGAAGATGCTTTTAACTGTGCCCTCCCAGCGCTCGTCAAAATGAACTTTCTCCCATGCCTTTTCCGGCATATCCAGAACCGTACGCACCTGTTCTTCTCCCACCATGTCCGGCAGCTCGGTTGCTCGGAAGATTGCCGATCTGGTTCCCAGCCAAATCCCGCTATCTTCCACATGGGCGACCATGCAATATCCGCCGTCCTTGACCAGCTTCACATACTTTGACAGCTTCATGTCTACCCCTCCTTATCCAAACAGGTACAGAATACAGAGTTTCAGCAGTGCAGGCCCGGCCAGAATAAGGGCTGCGGCCCAAGTTACCGTCACCGCTAAGAACAACGCAGCAGACAAGATTTCAAAAAACTTTTTCATGCTTGCCCCTTTCTCACTCCAACAGTCACATACGCGTTACCTTTGCTGTTCAGCTCCATGTCCACCGGAGCCTTGCAATTCAGGCAGGTGTGGGTGATGGTCTGTGCCGTGACATTGGTTTTGTATCGGAAGCTCTTTCCGCATTTGCAGTGCATGAACAGCGGGCGCAAATTTTCCAGCGGGGTTTCATGCCCACAGGAACACTTAAATCCGTAGGTCTCCCGCTTTGCGCAGAACGCTTTGACCGCTCCGCACTCCTCGCACTCGATCATCAAGAACCCCTTATACGGCCCCTGTCCATCGTCCGCCGCCGGTGTAGCCCAGCTATCACGGCTCCCAAACATCCGCTCGACCCGGCTCATTCTCTGGCCCGGCATTTCCTGCGGCTGTCTGCTCTCGGTCATACCCGCCCGCTCTCCGGTGCTTCCGTATCCGCCCCGGTTTTCATTTCCCAGGCTCTCCACCTGCACAAACTCAACAGGCGGCGCTTTCTCCACAAGCCGGAACTGACAAATGCGTGTTCCCTTTGGAATGGTTGTCCCGTCCTTGCGCAGGCACACCGCCGGGAAGCCCCACACATCCCCGTCGCCGCAGTAATCGTTCTCGATCACACCCATGCTGTTGGCAAGCAGGATGCCCCACTTCCCAAATGTGGACGACCTCGGCACGATATGGGCGTAGTAGCCCACCGGAATTTCAATAGAAATGCCCAGGGAAATGATCTTGTACTCCAGAAAGCTCAGTGTGGTGTCCTCTGCTGTGCAAAGGTCAATCCATTCTCCGTGAGCCTCCGGCAAGGCATTTCCATGGGCGTTAATTCTCACTTTCATATTCAGTTCCTCCGATCATCTCAAATCACTTGCAACCAGGTTGCAAAACTCTTTCGGTTTCACTGCCGGGCCGTCTCCTGGTTTTGCCACCATGACCGACGCGCCGGTGATCTCCGACCAGTCGCAGCCCCAGTATTCCGCCGCATTCATCAAGGCCGCGAGGTTGGAGCTGTGCGGCACCACCACAGAACCGTACTTAGGATGGGTGACACAGGCCCGGCCTTTTGCGTTCCAGCGGTTTTCCCGCTCTCTTTCGATTGCCCGCCGGTGGATGGCCTCTCGTTCCTCGGTCATTCCACTTCTCCCCGTTCCCGCATCCGGCGCAGCCACTCTGCATTTTCCTCCTGGCCGTAGAACGCATGGCCCAGCCATCCGCCCAGTACCATCAACGCCAGCCCGGCGGCCCCGGTCATGACAATCACGGAAATTTCCTCAGTTCCTCCCGCACAGAGAAGCAGCAGAAATCCCAGCATACCAACGCCCGCCCCGATGTTCTCCCTAATTCTGTTCAGCCTGCGCCGCTTTGCCGCATACGCCTCCCGGCGCTCCCGCTCCAGCTTGCGGCAGCCCAGCTCCAGGCCGTATCCCTCCTTAGAATAGTAATTGACCGTCACGCAGTTCCGGCCCCGTTTGATTTCGCAGTATGCGGCTTTCATATATGTACCCCTCTCCCTGGTCAGGCTCTCGCCGTTCTTCTCTGGCGGTAATTTTCAAGAAGTCTCTGCTGCGCCAGCTCCGCGCTATACCCAAACCGCCCATTTTCGTCCATCTCTCCGGTGTCTCCGCGCTTCAACTCGTTGTACACAGTGGAGCGATGGACTTTCAGCTTCGTTGCGATCTCCGCCGCACCGAACCCTATTCCATACAATCTTTCAAGTTCCATGCGGTCTTTCAGCATGAGATGTCTTTTACTCAACCTGCCCGCCTCCTTTTCTGCTGGCTTTTTGACAAAAAAATAAATGCGGGAAAACTCTTGTCGAGTTCTCTCGCATTTATTCTAATTATTCAGCCAGCCAGACTGCCGGTTGACCTTCCGATATTTTTCTTCTATACTGGTGGCAAGGAAAGGAGTGTGGTTCCGTGTCCACCCTGCTGTTGAAAAATCTGAATACGCTTATCACCTGTGACGATGCGGATCAAATCTTACACAATGTCGATGTGTACTGTGAGGACGGCTGGATCTGCACCATGGGGGAACATCTTCCCCAGACGGCGGACACTGTGATCGACGGTACCCATTACTGGTGCTATCCCGGTCTGGTGAACACCCATCACCACCTCTATCAGACCTTCTCCCGCAATCTGCCGCAGGTGCAGAATATGGAGCTGTTCGACTGGCTGACGACCCTGTATGAGATCTGGAAGAATCTGGATTCCGAGGTGATCCGCCTGTCCTCCCTCACCGGCATGGGCGAACTGCTCAAGCACGGCTGCACCACCTGCTTTGACCACCACTATGTATTCCCGGCGGGAGCGGGCGACTTGCTGGGAACGCAGTTTGCCGCGGCGGAGGAGCTGGGGATCCGAATGTTTGCCTCCCGCGGCAGCATG